GGGATATCAAATCCCATAAACATAAACTCTGCTGCTTCAGATGGTAGATGTGTCCAGTTTGCGAAATGACAATTAATGTCTCTATAGTCGCATCGTTCATGGATTTCCTGTTGCATACCATAGTCAACTGCTACGAGGTTATCAGTTACCATATCACGATAGATTGCATTGCAACCCCATGTGACAGCATCAACCTCATACTGTTTATCGCTGAACCACTTGCGTGACTCACCATTACCAATGACAACAGCCCTAGACATTACTGATATCCGTCATGATAGGGAAAATCTTTGCGATCTCGTTAGCACACGCAATCGCAATATCCTGATGTTCCTTCTGTGTACCATTCGCACTCCGTAGGTCAATGTAGTGTACCCATGAGCGCAGTGTACCGTTCATGTATAGACGGGATATAGTCATACCCTCTGGCAGCACTGCACGAGCCTGTTCCTTTGCAATACCTTTATCAATCGCCCAATTGTATATTTCTTCGGCCTGTCGCCACAACACATGTTGCTTTATACGGAAGTCTTCATTCAGACGCCGTTCATCTTCTATATCTAAATTCAGAGGCACACTGTTCTGGCGATTAGTTGGGTCTTGCAGACGGGCTTCCCTTGCTTCGAAAGACAAATCCTTGGTAGGGTCTGCATACCGCTGACTAAACTCTTGAAATGAGAACGAGCGGTGACGTAGAATCTGTCGTGCAATATCCCGCGTTGTCTCAATCTCCAGACATGCACTAACCATCTCTAGGGGTGACCAGTGCTTATGCTTAATGAGATACTTGATAAGCTTCTCGCTCGTATCTTTGTTGTTCTGGTTGCCGGGATTGGATACCCTTGCACAATATGCAATGAGTTCCTGTGCGTCATCTACACCAATAATGTTATCTGGTGTAGAATGTGATGTCATTCTTACTTTCATAATATCTCCAAAATGGTGCTGGTACAAGGAATCGAACCTCAAACTGATGATTACAAATCAACTGTTATACCGTTTAACTATACCAGCTATTCCATCTACTTGGTGGTGGCAAACCTACGCTGTGGTTTATAACCCTTTGGCCAAGTGGGTTGACGATTAGCGAGTTGGGCAACCCGCTCCGACAGTTGGTCGTTTTTAACCGACATCTCAGCGTTGACAAATTGCATTGCCTTCACTTCGTTTTCTAGTTCCCGGCACCGTGCCTCAAAGAACGCTTCTACTCTTGCTTCCATCAACTGGACTCCTCTATGAGTTTCAATAGTCTTATCTTATACTGTTCTTGATCAATTGTCAAGAACCTTTCGTAATTATTCATCAGATTATCTAAATCAATCCATATGATATCATCCTCTAATTGTGTATTCCAATCTGGGCCATAGTTGACCAGCTCATCCAATATGATTATTGTTTCTAATGACACACGGCCACCTAGAAACTCTTTCATCAATTTAGGATGTTGTCCATTCGTTACTGTGAACAAATCCTCAAACGCTTCTACAAGAGGTTTCATCTCTACCTCAAACAGATCAAAGAAACCCTGACGTTTCAGTTTCCATGACTCATAGTTCTCATCATTGAAGTTGGCAATATACCCCTTCTTATCTTTGATGAAATTTGCTACAAAGTAGTTCTGGATTTCTTGTTCTGTCTTGTACTTACGAGCCAATCTAACGAAGAACGATCTGTCCTTACGTTTATAGAAGGTGTCTCTCTTGATACGAGTCTTGCCCCTGTATGTTACAAAGTCATAGTCACTCTTACCAAAGTGTGCCTTCATAGCACAGTACATTAAATATACGTCAATCGGTTCCATTACAGATACGTTTCGATACCCAATCAGTTAAAATGCAGGGGATTACCCCGTGAATAATTAGAACAATAGCCATTACCCACGCATGAGCAAGGTGCATAAAATAGTTAGTGTTATTTTCTTTAAGGTGTTTCATACAGGTAGTTGTGCCTGTCGAGGAAGAAAGTTCAATTCCCGTGCGTTAGCCTCAATCTTCTCTTTGAGACTCTTGGAAATAAGGCGACCCACTGTATCGGGTTCGATATCTTGGCGATGGCAATAGTCTAGAACTGCATCCATATGCGTGATATTCTTCTCTATCGCAAGACGTTCAATTTCCATTGAAAATGTCTTTGAGGTGTTAAGTGCCATTTTGTACTCTTGTAATTTATTAATAGGGTGGGGGTTTTTAAAAGGAACCCCCAGAACCTTTTTATACTTAGAACTTATAGCGTGTTTTTACACCGATAATTTTATCACCTGTGTTAAGGTCATTATCAAAATTAACTTCACCATAAGGGGTAATACCAAAGGAATCACCCACATCAAATGTGTACCCTGCGGCAAGTTCAATATTAGAAATCTCTTCATCATCCCAGCTGAACTTTGGTAGGACTGATAAATCAAATCCTTTAATTCCAGCAACAATACCAAATTTTGTGGTAGTTGTTTCCTTCGTTGTGTTACGTTCAGTGTCGGTCACAAAAGACATATCAATATTTGGCATAGCAGGTAGAACTGCTTTATCTTCTGCCATTGCAACAGTTGAAATACTGGTTGCAAGTGCAATTCCGATAATTAGTTTCTTCATTTGTTTTAGTCTCCCTTTAAAAGTTGAGGGGCTAACCGTGGGCCCCTCGCGGATGTATTATGGCATCACCCATTAGTAGTGGTATTTAGTTGTTAAACACCCATCGCAATTGCGCGATTACCAGCAGCAACCACAGAACGTGATGCAGTACCCAGACGGTACTTGCTGTAAGTTTCACCATCAAACGAGCTGACCCGCTTGTTGAGGTATACAGGATAACCCTGCATACGAAGGGAACTAATCAGAGCGCGAGCGTTCTTGACGCCATATCGTGCGCTAATCTGCTTTGCAGTAAGTTCAGTACCGTTTTCGAGAGCGGCAATAACCTTAGTTGCCTTCGTAGTTGTAGTTGTAGTCATGTAGTAATTCATCCTTTCAAGATGATAAGTTTGACAATATTGTCAGACACAAAGTGTTTCGTTTGGATTTCACAAACTCATCAGTGACATTATTTACAGAGTATACCAGACTTTAGCCTATTTGTCAATACTCTTTTTGAATAAAGTGGTAGGTTATTCTGTTACTAGGAAACCTACCGAAACCCTATCCAATTACGCTGCTAGAGCGAAATCTTGATATGCAATATTATCGTTTGCATTTACTAATTTGACCGATAACGTAGTCATCCGACAATTCTCCACTCATCCGTCCCTGCCTGTCGATCCTATTTCGCCCCCATCAAAAGAAGACTAAGTAAATTATACCGGCAAGTAAGGTTATGTCTGCACATATGCTCCAAAGAATATATGCTTTAAACATCCACTTACTTACCTCTCGTACTAGAGGGTTCTTCATCAGAATCCCCTATCATTGACCTAACCATATTAGTCTCCTTTTGGTGGAGGCGGTGGGTACTGCCCCCACGTCCAGTTCAGCTATCAATTCGTATCATCAAATTGTATATTATTTATACCATACGGGGGCTAATAAGTCAAGTGCCTTATTGGCATTCCTTTAATTTTTTCTGCGTTAGGCATTAGAACTCCATTCATGCCTTGACTAAGAATGCACATTTTATCACCCACCAGTTCTACCACTGTAGTTGTTCCAGTATTCTCGTTTATCCAGAATCCAATACCAGTTTTGTGTTCTGATTCCATCCACGCAGCTGCGGGAACCTCATTAAACTCTTTAATCTTTTTAAGAACTTGTTTTATAGGTCCACATACCACAGGTTTATTTACCATCACAAAATCGGGTAAGTCTTCTAAAATTTCTGGTTCTGGAATTGTTTCTTGCGCTAAGGTTTGATTACCCATTAACAGAAACACTGCCAGTACTGCTACTAGATGTTTCATTCTGTTTGCTCCATTCTGCAACGGTTTCCACTAGAGCATCAAGGTATTCGTGTTTGTCTCTTACAAACTCTTGGACAGTTCCATCCTCTGTTACTACTAAAATCACTACCTGAGAGATTTCTATGCCAGTTCGTTCTCCGAACATCTCTGCATATGCAGAACCTTGAATGTAATAATTCTCATTCCATTCATCTTTACGCTCTTTGGTTGACGTTTTAAAATCTATAATAGACGGTACACCATTGTACTCTGCGATACAGTCAACCCTTCCCGCTACCTTATATTTATCACTATAGAGTCCTGCTTCTTGTGCATAGATGTTATCAATATTGCATAACACCGACTTTAATTGACTAAAAAGACAATATGGTAAGAAATTCTTCTTGTGTTCTGCCCATTTAGATGGATAATTGGACTCCATGTTGTTGAGGTAGTCCTCACACATGTGGTGAACCTTAGTGCCACGATTAGCAGCAGTTCGTGCGACATGGTTGGCAACTTCATTACCTACCCTCTTACGCCACTCCATCAGCCCCTTCTTGTTACGGACTGATAGGACCGTTGTGATTGATGGGTACTTGTTACCCTCTGGTGTTGCGTATAGACGCACACCGTTATTGTTAGTTGCCTTTATGGGTTGCAACTCTACCCCTACATGATTAAACATTATTTTATTCTTTCAAATTTTCTCGTTTACTTCTTATTTCTGTTGCAGAAATAGATTCGATTTCTTCCCCAAGATGTTCTTGCT